CCGCCGCCTGCACCCTCGCCGCCGCCTGCACCCTCGCCGCCGCCTGCGCCGCCGCCACTGCCGCCGCCGCCGCCACTGCCGCCGCCGCCGCCACCACCCTCGCCGCCGCCCGCGCCCTCGCCGCCGCCACTGCCGCCGCCACCACCCTCGCCGCCGCCTGCACCCTCGCCGCCGCCGGAGGCGTCGCCACCGCCGGAGGCGCCGCCGGCGCCGTCGCCCTCGCCGCCATAGCCGCCCTCGCCGCCGCTGGGGCCTTCCCCGCCATAGCCGCCTTCGCCATAGCCGCCTTCGCCGTAGCCGCCGCCCGCGGGGGCGCTGTCACCGAAGCTGCCGTAGCCGCCCTCGGGGGCGTCATCGAAGGAGAAGCCGTAGCTGTCGACGGGGGCGTCGACCATCGCGTAGGCATTGGCGATATCCTCGGGCAGAGCATCCAAGTTCAGGTCGGATCGATCGCCTTTGGACTCAGTGTTGACGCTCATGCCCATCCCGGGAACGCCGGAGGCGGGATATCCCTGCGACGGCGCGTTCTCAAACCCGGACAGCACGCTGCCCGTCAGCATGCCGCCCTGGGTGCCGGGCACGCCCTCGGGCGACGGCGACGGCGAACTAAAGCCGAGGCCGGGGAAGTCGCCCATGTTGGGCGAGGTAAAGTCGACCCCAGGGAAGTTGCCCGGCATGTCGCCGACCGGCGGCGCGCCGGTGAGGGCTTCGGTGTTGATGGCCCCTTGCGCCGGCGCCTGTCCGCCGTAAGTGGTCGAGCCGAGGCTGACGGCGCCAGGGATGCCGCCGCCTGCGCTTGGGGAACTGCCTCCCGGCGCGGATGTGCCGGACCCGGACGGCGCGCCGCCGCCGGGGGCGCTGCCTCCCGGCGCGGATGTGCCGCTAAAGCCGGACCCGGTCGGCGCGCCGGTGTTCGGCGCCCCCAGGTCAGATGGCGAGTTCACGCCGGAGTACGGGCCGCCCCCCAGATTGCCGTAGCCGCCGGTGTAAGGATCGCCGGTCAGGGTGGTGTCGAACCCGCCGAAAGTCAGGCCGCCGCCCGGTGCGCCGCCGGGAGCGCCGCCCGGCGCGCCGCCGCCATCGCCCGGGCCAAACTGCGCGTTGGGGTCGCCGCCGTAGTACTGCCGCATCAATTCGCGGATGATATCCTCGCGGCTCTGCAACGACATGATGGCGGCTCCTATACGTTGATGCCGGCGCGCCCGAAGGTCGCGCCGATCGCCAGAAGTTCGATTTGCGGCGCCGCCTGCTGCGCGATGGTGACCTGCGTCACCGGCGCGTGCGAAAATCCGGTCTTGCCAATTGACACCCAATGCGTGTTGCGAACCGGCGGCACCGCGGGCGTCGGCTGGTCCCAGTGCCCGGCATCCCAGAGCGCCTCATCCCACACTTCGCGAATGCCGGGGTCCGGGCCCGCGAACGGCGGCGGCGGGATCGTCACGACGTAATCGATCGCGGCATTCAACTGCGGCATGAACGGCTGCGCCGTTGGTGCAGCAAAAATCGCGCGAGACTGGTGCCAGACATTCTGCGCAGATGGCGCCTGGAACGTTTCCCAGCCGCCGACCAGGGTCGCGACATAGGGCATACCGCTATCGGAGCCGCCGATCTCGCATTGGATGATCCGCCCGTCCGAAGTGCCGTAGTACAGCAGATCACGCATCTTGATGAAGCAGCGCGCGTCATAACCGACGAAGCGGCACCATGCGGCGGTGGCGTTGTTCATCACCGCGCAGTAACGCTGTCCCTCCAGGCCTCCCGGCCAAGTGACGAAGATGGCGCCGTAGTCATCCCAGCGTTTCATCGTCCAGGGCAGGTCGGATTTCAGCGCCACCTCCTGCCGCCACATTGATCGTATCGGGTTGGTGATCAGCGCCAAGTCCAGCGTGCCGGCGTCCTTGGTAATCGCCTGACCCAACGGCACGATGCCGTCCACCGTCATGATCAGGACGTCGCCGCCGATCGGCATGTGCGCGTTCATCCCCATCGGCCGGCCGATCGAGTAGACGCCCTGCTGCTGCCAGCCGGTCGGGTCTCCCGGGTTGTTGCCGCTGAAGATTATCAGATCGCCTTCTGTAGTAACAAACACGCACTTGTCGTCGGTGCCCGAGCCGGTATCGCCGCTCCATGTCGCGCCGAACAGCAGGCTGCCGCCGCGCGGGGCGCTGCCGCCGAGCGGGATCAGCCCGAGCGCGCCCTGGTACGAGTCAATACCGAGGTAATAGGCATTCATCGTGCCGCCCTCGATGAAGAACAATCGATTGCGGTACTTCCACACGTAGGTCAGGTTCTTGCCATGCGCGACGTCGCTGCCGGCGGGGCCGGTGATCTGATCGGCGTCGAACGCAGTCCAGGTCGTGCCATCGTAATGCAGCGGCGCGTCGCCGGCGTCGTTGACGGCAATAAGATGATTGCCGCTCATATTGGTGAGTTGGGTGGCGGCGTAATTGCCGCTGCTCTGGCCGCTCTTGGCGACGGTCGGCAACTGCGATGAAACATTCCAGAGAGTTGCCGGCTGGCCGGCGAACATCTGGTGGATGTTGTCGCCAGAGACGTATTCGAAGGCCGACACGATCGGATACCGCAGCGGCGACGACAGCGGCGGCACCGGGGCGTCCCACTCGGAAATATCCCACTCACCCTCGTCCCAGGCGTCGAGGCCGTGCAGGTCGCACCAAACGCGGGTGCCGCCGCGGACCTTGACGCCGCGCAGCGTCGACACCCAGTTGTCCTGGACCAGCGCCCCGCCGGGCGTCATGAAGGCTTGGTTTTCGTTCTGCACCAGCCCGCGCGTCGGCGCCGGCAGCGTCACCGTCTGCAAGGTGTTAGCGTAGCCCTGCTGGACCGGCTGGCGACGGAAGGCGGCGTATGCGGTCATGGCGTTGGCAGCGCCCAGGGATAGGCCGTCACCGGATAGGTGCTCGACGCAGTCCTGCCGCCAATCAGGATCGGCGCCGGCTGGTCGCGGCCGGCGACCGACCAGAGCGCGTCGGAATATGTCCCCATCGCCTCGGCGTAGGGCGACCCTTTGCTCTCTTTCCAGACCCAGGTCAGCAACAGCTTGAGCAGCCGCTCGTCGAGCACGAAGGTGTCGTCGTCGGCGGTGAACTGCGTGTTAGTCAGTCCAGTCGCGGCGATGTTGATGATCTGATTGGACAGGTAGGCAAACGTCGCGGTGGCGCCCGCCGCCAGGATCGGATTGATGTAGATACGGCCCCCGAGCAGGATGTAGGCGCCGCGGCTGTCCCAATAGCCCGACGCCTTGCGGCGCAGCCACTCGTCGTAGCCGTTGATGTACACCAGCGGGATGAAGGTCGAGCGCGAGGTCCAGACGTTGCTGTCGAGCAGCAGCCGCAGGAAGTCATTAGGCAAGGCGAAGCTCTCGGCGACGCCGTCGCCGGTCACGGTCGCGGTCTTGACCAGCGCCGACCAGTCGCGGGTGTCGCGGGCGAGCCGCTGCGCGCATTCGTTGGCGTGGGTCAGTAGCTCCTGCTGCGTGCGCTGGTTATTGATGTTGCCGAACACGGTGGTCACGCGCTCGACGCCGACCACCTGACAAACATCCTGCACAACACTGAGGAGCGACATCGGTCAGGCCGCCTCGGGCTGGTGCGCGGGTATTTCCTTCGCCATGCGCTGCAGTACTTTCAGCGACAGCGACCCGTGCGGTGCGTGGCCGGAATGCGTCGTGATGTAGTCACGCAACTGCTCGATGCTCATGCTCTCGAAGTTGCCGTCCTTCGCCTCGGCCTGCGCCTTGCGCTGGAGCGCGGCGTTGTCCTCCTCGAGCGCCATGTTGCGCGCCCGCAGCGCGTCAAGCTCCGCTTGCGCCTCGATCGCCGGGGCGCCGCGCTTGGCGTTCTCCATATAGGCTTCGGCTTGGTTCTTGTACTCGCGGCCGTACGGCCCGAGGTTCTTCAGCTCCTGGCCGTCGATGTGCGCCAGCGCCTCGACGGTGTAGATGTTGAAGCCGCGCAGCTCGACGCGCTTGGCCTCGGTGAGGAAAGGCACGTAATCCAGCGGCGTGCCGGTGCGGGTCTGGTCGGCATGCGCCTTGAATTGCGCATACTGCCGCGAGAACCGCTCGGCGTAGGTGACCGAGCGTTCCTCGCCGGTGTATGGGTCTCGTATCTTCTCCGTGCAAAGCTCGTGAGCGGGAACGATTTTCACGTCACGCGAGCCGGGCACGCGGATTTCGCAGATTTCGCGGTCGTCGTGAATTGGCCGGCCGGCCTTGGCGCTCTTGTCCTCGTTGATCACCGAGCCGTTCTTGAACAGCGCGATCAAAACGTCATCCGGGTTTCTGATTAGCTGCGGCATTATCGTTCCCTTGTTTCAGGTGTCAGCCGGCGCGGTAGCCTCCGCGCCGGCCGGCCGTGACCCCGGCGCGTGTCTGGGACGCCGGGAATGTTACGCTGCTTCGAGGTCGTTACCCGAGGCAGTGCGGTGGCAAGTAACGACCTCTCCGCGGCCGGCCGCGTAGGCGAATTGTTATTACGCCGCCGGATTTGAGTCCTCGGTTATGGCCTCGCGGCCGTGGTTGGCGTGGAAGCCGTATTCCTTTTCCGCTTGCTTACGAGCGCGAACGGCATCCTCGATGTTCTTGTAGGAGCCGAGGTTTATGAATGTTCGGCCCCGCATGATGTAGGCTTGCCACGTGGCGTCTCTTGCGACGTAGCGAACGCCGGTAGTTCCACTTGTATTGTCCTTGGCTCTTGCAAGGTTGCGGCCGTTTACCGCTCGCGGGACCGATCTAAGGTTGGCCCATTTGTTGTTCTTTCGGTCGCCATCGATATGGTCGACCTCGTCGGGCTCGACGCCAGTCATCCATTTCCAGATGACGCGGTGCGAAGCGTAGTGAACGCCGTCAATGGCTCCGTGCCTGTAACCGTCGCCTTTGACGGCGGCCAAAGCCTCCTGATCGGCCATATGGGAGTTCCATCTATTGCAGGTGTGCTCAGCGGTGTGCCCCCCACTCTTAAACAGCGAAACATCTCGCTTTTTCCAGCGCAGGACACCGCTCAGATGGTCGTAATCCAGAAGCATGCGCAGATACTCTTGCGACGGCAGTTCTCGTTTCATCGGAGCTCCTCCTCGATTGGTTTGTCGCCAACTAAAGAGGAGCTTAGTGCATCAGCTATGTCAAGTAACCCAATTACGCAGCGGGGTTACTGTCATATAGTCGCCAATTATACAAGGGGTTGACCATGGTCAGCTCGCCGGCCCAGCCAATAAATTGCGCGATCGCGTCCTTATCGATCGGCATCTGGCCGTCGCCGTCGAACAGCTTGTCGAAGTTTCTGTTCGGGTGATAACGCAGCCGCAGGCTGTCGGTGTTAAGCCCGAAAGTTGTATTTGCCGGGCAGTTCGAGCCGATGCCGCCGTCGAGCACGATCTCTGCCCGCTTGCCGCCGCCGATATATTCCAGCGCCGAGAAGCCGAGCTTGCCCATGCTGGTTTCGTTGGTCTGGCGCTGGATTGCGACAGTGGCGGCGTCATAAGCCGCGTAATGCTCCGGCGACATCAGCAACAAGTCCGCAAAATCACGTCCGCGGCTTTGTTTGGTCATGATGGCGTTGAGCAGCGGCCGGATCGTGGTCGAGTTGACCTGCGTACCAATCGAAGCGTTATAGCTGTTGGCGTCGAAGGTCTGCGTCCGCCAAATCGTGGCGGTGGCGCGATCGATGCCGCCGTAGACGCCGGAGGTGTTGACGATCGGCACGGCGGTCGCAAGTCCAGTGATCTGTTTGCCGCCGTTTGCCGTGCCATCCGAATAGATACCGGCGTCCATGGTATCTTCGAGGGCTCTCTCCGCGGCGTCGACGTATGCGTCCAGCACATCGATCAACTGGCCTTCGCCCTGGTTGTTCAGGATTTCCTGCATGCTGAGAACGATCGGCACGACGACGAACTTTGGTGAAAAGAACGCGTCATTGAATAGATCGATCGCCGGGTTAAGTAGCTGATCGTAGCCAGAATACCACTGCGCACTCTGCTTGCCGATTTGCAGCGTCTGCCGGATCAGCGGCCCGTGATAGGTCTGCCACAGGCCTTTACGCCGCAGCACCGCGAGCAGCGCATTATTGTTACTAACCAAGTCCTGGTAGTCTTTCGATCGCTCCTCGAGCGTCATCGAGAGAATCTGCTGATAGGCAGCATTCGTAGTGATATTTGGCATCGTCGTCTTGCTCCAGAATTACAGCGACCCGCTCGCCCGCCGTACGGCGTGGGCGATGATGTCGCGGCGTGAGGGGGGCTGCCCGGCGCGGCGCGGCGTGCGGACATCAAACGTGGCCGGGGCGCCGGCTGGCGAACCGGAAATCGATCGGTCGGGGGCGCGGGTCTGAGCCGCTGGAGCGCGGGTCTGAGCCGCTGGATTAGTACGACCGGGAGGGCGCAGGAGGTTGGCGCGGGCGTAGGCACGATCGAGTTGATGCCCGGCGCGCAATTCCTGCACGACGATATCGCCGAACCCAGGCTCGTCTATCCGCGGGTGGGTGGCGGCGAACCGGTCGACCCCCCTTTTCATCTGACGGTACTGGTTGCGATATTGCTGCCGGGCCTGCATGTGCTGCACGACGCCGGCGAGTTGGGATATCTGCTGGGTTAGCTGATTGATGTGGGAATTATGCGCGCTGGTCAGGTTCTGCGTCTGCATCTGCGCGTGCTGCTCGGGCGTGCGCGAGAGCACGTAGTGCGAAATGTCCGCCAGCGTTATCTGCTGCCCGTCCGCCGTGCGCAGGTTCATGTTGCGAACGAGCACATCCAGCCCGCCGATCGGATCGGCGCGCAGCTTGTTTTCCATGCTGACATAGTTGTTCAGCGCGCGATCGAGCGAAGTACCCTGCGAGCGCGCCAAATCGTAGTACGGCCTGATCGGCTTGAAGGCGTTGTAGACCGCCTGCGCCTGCTGATGAAAGTTGCTAAACTCTTTATGCAACCGATGCACTTCGGCGCGAACGTGAATCGGCGCCGCATGCCAGTTTGCTTTGGCGGCTTGGCTCATGCGCGCGAGCGGCTGGCGGTAGGGATCGCTGGCCGGGAGTTGCTGCCCCTGCGGCGCCTGCTGCCGCGCCGGCTGCTGCGCGCGGTCGGCGCGGGGGGCGATGGGCCCGTGCTCGCCCCGTGCAGGCGGCGCGAGGTCGGCCGACGGCGGCCGGCGAAGGTCGATGCCGCCG